CGGTAAACGACGTCGCCCTGCATGACCGGCCGATCAAGACTTACGGTCGTCCCGTCCTCGAGAGTGATCGAGCTCTTCCCAGAGCGCTTCGCACTCTTGTAGGACTCCGACACTCCGCCCGCTTCGCTATCCCACAGCACGAACACGTAATCTTCGCCGGCGACACGGGAATCCCGCACGACGGTCGGAAACATGGTTTCGCGGAATTGCGTCTCATACCATACATGGTCGACCAGCGCCTTCTTCATCTTCGCGCCGATAACGTCAGACATATCTTCCGGGTTCGCCGGTGACACATCGATCGCCGGCTTGTACTTCACCGCCCGCGATACGTGCGACTCAGTCAGGTCGTACAAATGGTTTACGACAATCTTGTCTACCTTAACCTTGTTCTCTTGCGAGACGTCCTGGGTATGACTAGTTCTGCTCGACTGGGCTTCGTACTGAATTCCTTTGTAGTTGGCGATTCCTTTCCGCACTTGCTCGATGCGCTCGATAGCCTCGTCGCGTAGAAAATCAATTTCCCCGTTGAGCCACTTGAGCTTGTCTTTTTCATCAGCGTCCTTGATAGCCCAGAATGGTTTAGGATCACGATGCGTCTCAGCATCAGCATTTGCCAACTCGTCAAAACCATACTGGGCCACTCGCTACGCTCCTTCGCACGCTAACGCGTCCGACATTCTTTCAATTGATTCCGTTTAGGTCAGAGAACGCCATGTCCATAGACTTCTTCGTCTCTTCGTCCTGCTTAGAAAACATGTTCTCGGCGTAAGCCGTCGGCATCACGATCTGATGCGTGCTGTTCTTCATCGAGCGCAACTCCACCCACAAGGAGAAGTTGGAGACGAAGAGAAAGCAAACAGCCGCCGCGAGGAAGCAGACGGACACCAGGAGGAAGGGGAGCACTAGTAGGTGCCCCGCTTGAGCTTCAGGAAACGCTTAGCTGCAGAATCGGCTTGCGCTTCTTCCGGGTCAGCTTCCTTCTCGTCAGCCTTGCGAACATCTTCGCGATCGCGGAACACTCCCTCGAGAGCTTCTTCGGTCTTCTCTTTAACCGTCTTGCCCTTACGAGCGCCGAACGCCGCCGCGGTTCCCATTAGCAACCCGCCTTGGAAGACTTCTTCATCGCCATGAGCATCGGGCTGCTCTTAGCCTTACCAGCCTTCAGCTTGGCAACGATCTTTTCCTTCACCTTGCTCTTAAGCGCAGCTTTGTTCTTACCGGCAGCAGATTCCATCTTCATCTTATCCATCTTCATGTTTTATTCCTCGCTGCGCTCACGCGCAAACATTCAGGTTACCAATGTTCAATATCAGAATCGTTATCCATTCTACCAAACGAGTCAAGGTTGGGAAAGTCGTCCTTGATTGTCGAACCACGATAATCTTCCGAATTCTCCCGCGGCGTCGCTTCCGACACATCCACCAGATCGTAAAGATCCGCACCCAACAGGTACCGCAAGTTATCGATCTGATGATCGTTCACCTTCGGAATATTCCCCTTAGCGTCCTTGATGTAGTTGTCCAACTCCCAAAAGGTCTTCTCACAACGATCAGACATTATTAGTTTACCGTAAAGCAGAATGTCCTTGATGAGGGAAAGACCATCCTCTTTCTTGTGCATTGCTTTTGCCGTAGGCATAGAATTCACGCCGAAACGATCTCGCAACTCGTTCGCCCACCACGTAGCCGCTTCGTCATGACCGAAGTGCCAATCGCTATCAGACCGTGGATGCCAGAACTCGTTACGCTTCTCCAGTATCCGACTGCCCACAGAATCGACCGTCATGCGCCCCTGGCGGCTCTCGTAGATCTCATCCAGCAGGTAAATTATTTTCGTGTACGGATTGATCATGGCAAAGAGAACGCCGAACACGCTCGCACCTGCCGGGTCGGCGATGATGTATTTGGTCAACTTCTTGATGTCGGGTCGAAGCAACTTCATCAACTGCGGATGCGGTATCTTAATGGCGTCCGTAATCATCGGGAAGATCTTGGAAGAGCCACCCTTCATGTACTTCCCCATGTATTCGCGCATCCAAACATCTTCTTCACCGCGGGCGATGAGCTCCATCTTCTTCTTGTGTAACCAGCCCTTATTTATATGCGGGTTGCTCTCGGTCGGCTCCTCAATGAAGAACTTCTCCGGGTCAGTACGGCACTCCTTTGCCATGTCAGTGAATTGACAGTCAACGTTCGGCGGCGTACCGATGATGACCAGCGGCGCATTGTGCACGCTCAGGTTCGGGTCCATCGCTACGTGAAACTCAGGACGGAAGTCTTTGAACTCCTCGTACACCACCATGTGCGGCTCAATACCGCGGTACGCTTCGTAGTTGTCGCTACCGTCGCACTTGATGAAGCTGCCGTTGGTCAGCGTGATACGCATCTCAGTATTGTTTATAGACGAGATATATTTACGCGGCACGAATGTTTGCAGCCTGCCGTTAGCCCAGATGATTTCCTTGGACTGCTTCTGAAACGGCGAGATGTAGTAGCACGCGCTACCAGGATTAACGAGAGCCCATCGGTAAAGGAAGTACATGATGATCTCGGTCTTGCCCCACTTACGACCGCACTGGATAAACACGGTACGTTTATCATCCTGGAATAGCGCACGCCCGCACTTTACCTGGCCAGCGTGTGGCGTCCAGGTAGCATGCAAATCGTTTATGATCGATTCGTAGTCGCGGAATGTCTCGAGCGCAGTGCTCAAGCGAGAATGATTCCCGGCTTTGTAGACAAATAATCTTTACCATCAAGGATGCGCAGGCTGTTGTGCATCTCTGCTAGCGAGAAGGACACATCCTTGTTTCCGCGGCCGAGGTCTACCATGAGAGATCGCGCTGAGGCAGCAACTGGAATTAGTTTAGCATAGTCGGCTTGTTTATCCCGTAGCGTGTCTATCACGGTGCACTGGAACACGGCGAGCTCCGTAATCCACTTGGCATCGTCAAGTGACAGCGTCTCCACTGGCTCCGCGGCAAGCGCTGCGCATAGGCGCTCAAGTCGCGTCGTCGTCTCGGGTGTGCGTTCCATCGTTTCCATGTTGTACATTATCGTCAGTCCCCTGTTGTTTGTTGTGGTCGATCGCTTCCAATAGAATCTGTGTATCGATAAACGGATCTTTCCTGAACGCGGCGACAATGTCCTTGAAGGTAGCAGGTATAGTTCTGTTTATATCAACAATTGCTGTTGGGTCTCCAGCGTCGAGTCGCACCATGTTGTCTATGTTGGAGATGATGTCGGACACGGTCTTAGCTTCCTGCAGTGTCAATGGTGAGGCATTGCCATGCTCGTCGCGCCGATCGGCCGCGTGCTGAAACGCATTGGCTATCAGGTTCAATCCGCAATGCAGTACCTTTGGGAGAAGCGCTTTCCTACCTTCCAAGTACGACGCTGTCAGCACGCCCTGTTGCCGCTGCGCCTCGAGCTTCGCTTCCACCATGATCACCGCACGCTTTGGTAGCCCGACGCTATCAGCGACGCTTGCGACGCTTTGACCCTCGAGAAGCCCCTTCATGGCTAGCGCTGTCTTGGTCTCTTTCTCCAGCAGTTTCTCTGAAGCCTGTTGCTCCATCGCTTGCGGGCTTGGTCTGCTCATGCTTTGCGCTCTCCTTAGCGGATTCCAATTCGCGCAGTCCTATATATAGGTCGGAAGCGCTTAGGCCTTCCAAGCGGCCGCGGATGTCTTTCGATAGTTTCTCAAAAAGCAACAATTTGACCTGATTGTAAACTATATCGAAAGCGTCATTTCGATCTTGAGAATGATTCTCAGTCGCATCAACAGCGTATTTAATAGACGTATGCATAGTGTCATGACTCCCTGTTTCCTATAGCTTCAACCGGTTAAGAATTCTTTGCAATTGTTTTAGTCATTGCTAAAGATTGTTCTTGTCATGACAAAGGTATGGACATATAAAGGCTTGGTCGGGGCAATGGTGCTTCGAAAGTAGGAGTTGCAGCGATGAAACAAGTCAGCATTAGCACATATAAAAACAATTACGGGCAAAAGGTCATTCTATACAGAAACGACGCTACCGGCGCCTGTGTGACTGTAGTTAACGACGAGGTTACCTGTTACGACGCTCGCGGCGAGATGTACGGCGCCGCTAGC